ATTCTTCTTGCAATGCAAAATTGTTTACCAACCCTTTGAACTTGCCCACAGGAGCCACAATGGCTGCACCAGTGTTGGGATTGAACAGTCCGCGATATATTTCAATTGGCGAACCTTTCATTTTGTAATCCAACACTGTGTTGATGTTGGTGGTGGGTATGCCGCTGAGTGTTACTGTGACTTCTGTTTCACTCAATCTTAGTTCTGTAGTGCTGGAACTCACATTCATCAAACTGCCCAAAGCATTGTAAACTTCGCCGTTGATGGTGTAGGGAATATTGTAATCGCTGAAGCGCAATACGCCAAGCCCTTCCACGTCTAATCGCACAAATAAACTTGTCCATATTGCAGGATAAGCACTAAGATCTACTGTCATACCAAGTTCTCAACAAATACAAATGGACCGCTCCAGCTGACCTGATCACGACTGAACAAGGTCCAAGTGGGAAATTCAACACAAACGACTTGCCAGGTGCAATCTTCTGCAACCTTGAGTGCAACATCAGCAGCAGTGGCATCTAACACAGGACGATTCAATGTGACTGTGTTGGAAGTATATACCACGTCTGCACTGACCTGGTATACTTTACCACTGGTGCCCAATTGAACATAATCACCTGCAAGGAATTTGTGACCCGCTGCTGTGGTAGGACTGCTGGTGAGTGTGATGGTGTTGCTGCCTTGCACAATGTCTGCCACAAAGCCTGTTTTGTTTACACTGTTGCCTTGATACTTGTACAACCAATCTTGTCCTGCTGTGCTGAGGCTGATGCCCGCAACAGTGGTACGGTCCAAGTTCTGTGCTTGTGCAATTCTTGTGCGATAGTCAGTCCAACGTGGACCATCTGGCAGCTTGACTTCAAACCTCCAAACCTGTCCTCCACGGCTCACGTTGCGTACAGTGCCGTCGCGTGTGGTGGTGGTTCCTATCACTCGTTTTTGATCAATACTGATTGTTTCAGCATTGTCAACTATCCATTGAAATGTCATTTGTTATCTCCTATTGGGCACTGAGCCAGCGCCCTTCATTGCCACAGCATGAATAAAGCCTGGGTCTGCTGCTATCAGTGCTTTGAAACTTTGTGCGTCCACAGCATTGATGTTGTAGGTCACATTGGTAGTGCCACCCATGCCCATTGGTGTAATGGTAGCAGGACCAGATATCAATTCAGGTCCTGCTTCGCCTGCGATACCAAACTTGCCTGCACCCAACTGTCCACCATTGGCAAAGAAACCACCAAACGTGTCCTTGAGCCAACTGCCAGCACCGCTGACCGCACTGCCAATGCTGCTGCCAATGTTGCTGATTGTGTCCATAATGCCACCACCACCACTACCACCACCGCCACCGCCAAACACGTTGCCAACTGTGCTGACCACACTGCCAATGCCAGATCCAATGCTGCTGGCCACCTTGCCAATGCCACTAAACACACTGCTGGCAGCATCTTTGATGCCTGTGCCAATTTTGCTGATTGTGTCCATAATGCCACCACCACCTGTTCCAGCCACTGTGCCACTGCTGCGGCCACCTGCCAAAAGGCCGCCGCCACCTGTGCCGCCACCTGCCACGTCCAACACGTACAATGGTGTGTTGGCACTTTGTCCACGTGCAGCACCACTGTCGCCCATTAGTCCGCCAAACAGGCCACCAAGTGAGTCGCTGATGCTGCCACCACTGCTGCTGAATGGGTTTGGCATTTGCAGTATGTTGGCCATTGTGCTTTTGATCTGACTGCGCAACAACTCTTCAGCCATGTCAGCCACAAAGTTCTTCCACTCAAACTTGCCTGTCTTGGTAAAGTTCACAATAAGGTCTTCAATACCAGAAGTGAACTTGGCAAACATGCGTTCGCCTTGTGCAGCAGCATCTCTGGCATTTTCAACATACTGACGGAACGCTCTGTTCCAACCTGTGCTGAATGTTCTACTTTGATCATTCAACCGCTTTTGTTGATCAATCAGTTTCCTGGCACCCTTGACAGCTTCATCGTAATAACGTTTGACTTCCGCTGGGCTTAGTTTTTCTTTGCGACGTGCTTGTTCTGCTTCAATGGCTGCCACTGCACTTTCTCTTGCGGCTGCTGCAATATCGTAATAACCTTTTTCCATATTGGTCATACTGATCTTGGCAATGTCGTCTTGTGTTTTGCGCAGACTGCGTTCTACTTCAATTTGCTTTTGTGTACGGAATGTTTCTTCTATTTGGCTTTTTGTTTTGGCTTCTCTGGCAGCTTGATTTGCTGTGATGGCCACAGTGTTTTCTGCATAGGCCTTGTCCAATAGACCCATGGCTGAACGAACTTCTTTGGCCTTCAACAGGTCCATTTCGCTGCCACTGGCTTCCAACTTGCTGAGCTGGTCCAACATCTTGGCACGTGCATTGGTGTAAGTTTGGTACGCATCCTGCAAGGCCAACACACTGGTGCGCTGTGCATCACTGACACCTATCAATTTGGTCTCTAATGCAAATCTTTCGTTTGCAGCAGCATTGGCTGCACGGTAAGCACCAACTGAGGCTTCCAATTCTGTTTTGTATATTTGCAGTTGTTGGTTTATTTCAGCCCAACGGTCTGCTTGTTCTCTTAGTTCTTTACGAGCAGCCAAGCTGTTGCGTTTGGCAGCAGCACCACCTTCGTCTACTGCAACAGTGACTCCAAAGATCTTTTCTTTGAGCCAGTCCCAGCCTTGTCCTAGCTTGTCCAATGCAGCGCCCAACACATCAAATCCAGTGGCACTTTTTACCAGCAAGTTCACGGCTTCAGCCACTGCATAAATGATGCCAGCAATGCCTGCAAAGCGAGCAAGTGATTTTAGTAGTTGGCTTATGCCCAACCCAAAGCTGGCAACACGACTGCCTGCCTTGCCTGTGTTGGTAACTACTCTGCCCATATGTCCAATGAATCGTCTGAATTGACCATTGGCTGCTGCAACTTGTTTACCCATTGACTTAAAGCCAGTGACCAATTTGTAGGATGAATTAGTAGTGGAAGTCAAAAATGGCAACACTTTTCCAAATATCAAGAAAGCACCGCCAACTGCGGCCAATATTTTGATCAAACTTGCAAATGTTTCAACACTGACATTGATACCTGCAATCAATTTGTTGATAGGCTCCAATGCACTGGTCAATGCTTGTGTGAAGTTTTGGAAGTTCTGTGCCAGACTGGTGTTGGCTGCGGCTGCTGCCTTCAAGCTGTCTGCATAAGGTCCAATTGAACCAGCAGTGACGCCAAACTTGGCATTGAGTGTGTCTAGGTCAACACCTTTTACACTTTCACCCAACAGTTTGAATGCTGTGCTGCTGCGTGTGGCAGCGTCTGGAATAGCAGTCAATCCTTGCAGTGTTTTGGCAAAGATATCTTCTTGACTCAGTGTGGCCAAGTCTTTGAGACTGACGCCTGCTGATCTGAATGCTTTTTGTAGTTCAGCACTGCCACGCACAGCTTCGCCTGTGTTCTTGGTCAAGTCGCTGATGGCATCTCTGGCTCTGTCAACTGTGCCGCCACTCACTGCCATTGCTTGGCTGAATGCTGCAATGCTGCCCACACTGATGTCAGTGGCACGGCTAAGGTTCACCATAGCGTCTGCACTGGCTTGCACATTTTTTACCATTGTGCCCAGAGCCAAGCCTGCCAACACGCCTTGTAGCTTGCCAAAGGTTGAACTGAGACTTTGACTGTTCTTTTCCAGTGTCTTTAAACTGGTTTGTAATTTGTTAACGTTTTGTACACCTGTGTTGGTGTTTACGTTGACTGTATAGGTTTGTCCTGCCATTGTTATTTCCTTATGGCTTTATCGCCAAGTCGTTTGATATATTCAAGCGTGGGCTTGGTCATGCCATCTGGCGCTTGTTTACTACTGCCACTGTTCAAAGGAACAGCATAAGGATAATTGGCCTGTATTGACTCACCTGATTTCAAGGTGGTCTTTTTTCTTGCATTGCCACTGCGTTTGGGAGTAACACTTACAAAGTACTTGTAGGCCTGTTCAGGTATCACGTCAAATGCCGCAGCCATGGCTGTTAGACTTTTGGTCATTGTGTCTGCGGTCTTTTTAACGGTCATCTTTTGGTCCTTTTAATCATCTCTTCAAGTGTATTTAGCGGAATATTTGGAACTGGTGGTGCTACGCCCTTGCGTTGTGCATCCGCTTTGCCTTCTTGATAGCGGTTGTAGGCCAGCACCACATCCATCACCATGAAGTCAAGTGTATCTGCTGTGCTCAACACTTGACTTGGCAACAAGTGATACCTTGTGGCCAAGTTGTCCAGCACAATACAACGCCTCAGATCTGCAGAATCTGGGTCCAACTGGGCGTCAATTACTTTCCCAGTGATTCAACCACAGCAGTGATCACACGCATCATCACTTTGGTTGGCAATGTGACATCGCCTTTGATGATGGGCTTGCCTGCTTCGTCCAGCACCAAATCTCTTACAGCTTCTACCACTGTGCTGGTGTTGCTGTGATCAATGGCTGCCAGTTTCAAGAACACATCCATTGGCTGGCGGTCCCATGTCCAAAACTCCAGTGCTTCTCCAAACTCTGCTACTGTTTCTTCATCTGACAGACTGATCATTGTCAGTTGTGGTTTTTTTGCAATTTGTGATAATTTCATTTTAATCTTTCTTTCTGTTGGTCACTTCATGAGCCACTGCCAATGCAAAGGTCAAGCGGCTGCTGGCCTTGGCAATGTCTGCCTTGGCGCATTTTATTTCGTTGGTTGCTTTAGCAATTTCTGCTATGATGCTGAGCAAGAGTTCTTGATCAGTTTTGTTATTGAGAATGTCCATATATCTAAGAATCTATTAATCAAACGAGACGGGGTTGCCCCCGCCTCTGAGCGCAGCTTGTGCTTGAGCGTTTAGCTGATTGTGTATTCGCCAGTTACAGTCAATGTAATTGGTGAAACCCAAACTGGGCTATCTGCTGAAACAGTAGGAGCCAAGCCAGTCACGTAGCCAGAGCCAGTCACTGTCTTACCTGCGCCACCAGCTGAAGTTTTACCCAGGAACAGTGTAAAATCAACCAATGTCTTGTTGGTGCTGAGACCAATCACGCCTGTTCCAGCCACTGTGCCTGCTGCACCAGTGCCAAAGAAGCTGTCTTGCTCTAGTACTAGGTTCATGCTCAAACTATTGGTTGAAGTTGTAGCAACCTGTAGTTTAGCAGTCTCATCTAGTTGTGTCCATGTGAACACATCGTTTGAGTTGTTGAGTGTGATGTCTTGCAGACTTGGTAAAACCAATGAGCCTGTAAGAGTACCACTGTTGTCCTCTAGTGTCAATGTAACTTCTACATCTGTAACACCTGGAGCTGGATAGATATATGCCATCTTTATTTCCTTAATTTATTTTGGTTTCCGTAAAACGGAATACAAACTCTGAGAGCATTGAGTCAGCTTCAAAGGTTGTGGTGATATCACATTCACGACTGACAACGCCAGTGATGCTTGTGGTATTTTTCACGTTCCTTGTGCCTGACACAACCGCATCATAGTTTGATGGTTGTTGTTTTGCATCGCAGACCATGTACACAGTGATAGTAGAGACCTTTGTACTAAAGATACCTGCATCCAATGTGTTGAATAGACTGTTTTCAGTGCTGTCAGCTTCACTCACGTAGAACACTTTGTAGTTCTTGAAATACAACGGTTGACCCGCTGCATCCCAAGGCAACTCACTTGACACACTGAATGTGCCAAGCGTGAGTGCTGATATGCCGTCAATGATTGCTTGTCTCATCTTCGTCTCACTAGGTTGTTGACAAACGGATACTTCTCATCTTCTGTTATGGTTCCATTATTGGTGAAATCATACCAGTCGCCTGAGACAATCAGTTCGTCGTACAGTTCGCGAAATTTGGTATTGTAGAAGCCTAACTTTTGCCTTTCAGCTGAGTCAGGATTGCCAAAATCTGCCACTCGTGCCAGCAGATACTCACTGAGTGCGTAATATACACAGAGGTCTGTGAAATCACCTTGGCGTGCCTTGACCTGAAATGGGTTAAGAGCAGGTACTTGTATGCTTTGACCCACTGTTATAGTCGCGGCTGAACCAGCTTGGCGAATATAATAGCTCTTCCACCAAGGTGAACTGCGTAGCATGTCCAGGATCTTGGTGGTTGAGCGGATCAACGCTTCTTCTACAACGTCTTGAGTCAAGCCTTCATTGGCACTGAATAACCTGCTGTCCTTTGAGACAACATCATCATAGTCAGCAAAACTATAAAATGTGGTTCCTTGTGAAATGAAAGCCATAGTCTTGTCCTCGCTTAGGAAACGATTGAACTATCGTAGGCCAAGAAGCGACCGTATGCATCAACCAATTTGCCAACACCGTAATGTGCGGAACAAACAATGTCGTCGCCCAAGTAACTGGCAGCACGTTGCGTTTCAATGTTGATGTCACCAACCATACCAATACCAATGGCATCACGGTGGAAAACAGCACCAGCGTAGTCGCCAGCATTGCCACCAACTGCAGCCATGTTTGATGTTTCGTAAACTGGGATACCAGCCAAACGACCAACAAAGCCTTCGCTCATTGCTTGGTTTGCAACCATGCTCATGCCGTCTGCAACAAAAGGTGTGTTGCCAGCAGTGGTCAACGCAGCCTTCAAGTCATAAGCAATAGCAGGGTGCACAACAGCAACCATACCGTCCATGCTCAAGCCTGTTGAACGCAACTTGGCCACAGCAGCAAAGATGGCAGCAGGACTGATAGCAGTGCTGTAATCGCCTTCGCCAGCTGCAAAGCCTGTGAACAATGCAGTGATGTCTTGGTCCATTTTGCGAGCAACAGCTTCACCAAACAAACGACCTAGGTCAGCAACAACATTGCTTGAAGCAGTTGTGCGGGCCAAGTCTGTCAACAATGTGCGGATAGCAGCAGTGCTCACAGTCAATTGAGCTGTATCAGTAGATACAGCAGTATTGTCAACTTGGTTGCCTTCAGTGACAGTGACAGCAGTTTGCTGTGGGTAGATTGGAACGTTGACGTTCTTGCCTTGACCAGGAGCCAAAGTGTAGTTTTTAACGAGACCGCGCATGATTGAACGCTCGTTAGCGATGAACATAGCTTCCTGAATGATTTCAGGTAACAAGTCATTTAGTGTTGTGGTAGTTGAACCAGCCATAATATTTTTCCTTTAAAGGGGTTAGTTTAAACCGTTTGCCTTGCGGTGTTCCGCGTAGATCTTACGGTGATCTGGATTTTTCATATCCAGGCTTTTGATGTCCACCTTGTGGGGTGAACCTGCGCTGACATTGGAACGACTGTTGGTAGTTGTGGGAGCGGGTGCAACAAAATGTGGATTGGCATTGAGAAAGTCTGACACTAGGTCTTCCACTCCCCAGGCTTGTCCTGTATCATTGTAACGTACTGATCCGTTGGGGTCAATCACTTCAACTTCTCCATCTTGATTCAACCTTACCTGTGTTTTCAACAGTGCTTTGACTTGATCAGGGTTAACTGAACGAAGTCGTGCTGCTGTGTTCAACAAAGGTACATCTACCTTGTATTCCTGTATCACACGGTCCCGCTTCTGGATCTCAGCGTCTTTCTTGGCAGCCATTTCTTGTAGGATCTTTTCAAATTCCCCACGCTTGACTGCTTCTTCTTGTTGTTTGCGCTCATAGTCTGTTTTGAGTCTGCGTAGCTCTTCAGGATCTCCCAAGTCTTCATAAGGCTTTGACACCTTTTTGGCGACTGCGGATTTCATTTTGGCCATTGCATTGTCAAACTCTTCTTGAGTGTAAACACGCTGTTCCGTTGCGGATTCCTGACTTGATTCTGGCGAAGTGTCAGTTACTTCATTTGCTGCCAATGATTGTTCGTTCATTGTAACGATACCCCTTCTTGGTTAAGATAAAGGCACATCAGGGTGATGCACCTCTAGTTTGTTATTTACCGTCTGTTACTTCTTTGGTGGACGTTTCTTTTTGCCGTAGTAGTTCATGGTTTTCTCCTTAATTGTTTTCCCAACCTGCTGCTGAGAGCCTGTCGTGTTGTTCAGGGCTAGTGACTTCAACTGTGTCACCGCTGGCAGGGTCTGTCATTGTGTGGGGCTCAAACTGGTTGAGCTGGTCTGTCATTGTGTCTAATTGGTACTGTGGCACAGGTGTGGCCTGTGGCATCATTGCCATGATCTCTTCTGGCTCTTGATCCAACAGTTCCAACAGTTTGTAATCAATCACTGCCAACACAGCAGGATTGGTGGCTGCTGCTTTGGCAGCGCCCAGTTCCGTCACTTCACGGCCTGTGTCACGTATGTTGAATGATCCAGGATACTCCACTGTGCCACTCCAAGTAATGCCTTGATACTGGCAATACAATTCCCACAACTGTTCTTCAGCCAGTTCTAGATTGTCTGCTTTGCTGCTGAGTTTGGCGTTGAGCAATTGGAATTCTGTTTCCATTGCAATGCCACTCAGTGTGGCAACCTCTGTGGCACGTACACCACCTGTGTTGGCCATACGGTCAATCATCTTTACACGGTTGCTGATTGATTGGTAAATCAAGTCCACTGGTGTGGCGTCTGCGTTCAACATAAACGGTCTGAGGCCTGGATCCAAGTTCTCAGGCATAAGGATCATTGCACCTGCACCTGCTCCCACCTGTGTGTCTGGTGTCACAACAAGGCTTGGATGTCCTTCTAGTCGTACACTTTGTTCTACTTCACTGAGTTCGTTGTAGATGGCACGTTGTTGATCTGCAATGTCTGAAATGTCACTGATGCCTTGTCCACGCACTTGACTGCGTTCATTGTACACCAACACAGCGGGGATTGAGCCCAAGCCGTTGTTTTCTTCCAGCACCAGCTCTGCCTGTTTGGTATCATCGTCCATTACCCAAGTGCGGATCTCTTGTTTGGTCCACTCACGTATGGTGGTCACTGAACCGTTGACATCTTCAATGTATTTGAAATAGGTCAAGTCGTAGCGTCCATTGGGTCTGCGTTCCCACGCCCAATCTGTCACAACCATTGGTGTCAACAGGTTAACATAGGGTCTTACACCTGCACTTTGTTGATCACTCAGTGTGTTGGCCTCAACACTGGGCTGTGTCATCAAGGTCCAGCAGTGTCCAAACACACTGCTCCAGGTTGAAACTTCTTTCATAAAGCTGTCAAAGCTGCGTCCATCCAGATCAGCATCGTACATGAAGTCTTCCAACCCTGCTCCATAAGGCAATGTGCCATACTCGCGTTTGGGTGCTTCGCGGAACAAGAAGCTGATGTACACTGAGATAATACTCCTGCAGTGGTTGTCCAGCGGCGTTGAACGTAGTCTGGCTTGATACTCACCGTCTGTTTCCAAACTGTACTTGATCAAGTGATTGCCTTTGCGGTATTCTTCACCGCCCAAGTAACTGTCCAGCAAGAACTGCCAACGCTCTTTGTTGCGTTGAAATTCAATATTGGTTTTGCCCACATAGTTGTAAGCGTCTAGTAGTGTTTGATTTGCCATTTAATTAATCCTATGTGTCCAGCGTTGCGCTGGTACGGGTCGTACATCTCGCTTGACTGGCCAAATGTATGCTATCATATATCGCAGTGCATCCGTCATATGATCGTAACCAGAATCTTTGTCTGGCTGACTGGTGCCTTCTTTGTAAGCATGTCGTTCTAAACTTTCTATCGTATGTTTGCACTTGGGATCAATCATGAGATTGCGCACACCATTGGCGTCACATAGTCTACTATTTACCGCATTGATGCCATCTCTGACAGGATCGTGTGCGTTGGGTGCTTTGACTATGAAGCCTGCGTTCTGCAAGATACTGAGGTCAGTGTGTCCACCTGCTGATGTTTTGCGTTGTCTTGAGGCAGGATCTGGATACACCCATATCTTGCTGCGGGGATAACGGCTTTGCACTTCTGCCACCATCTCTTGTGTGTTTGAACTGAACATGCGTATTTCATCAATGATGTGCATCCTGTCACCCATGCGCACACCTATGGCAGCACTCATTGGGTCTATGTTGAAGTCCATACCAATGTACACTGTGTCTGGTGTGTCCACTGTGAACTGCACCACGTTGCTGCGATCAAATGCGTAGAATATGCGTCCAGCAAAACTTTCAAATGTGGCTTCATACTCTTGGCGAAACGTGCGTTCATCCATGTCCTGTTTGGCACTGAGTATTTCACTCAACGGCACATTGCCACCCTCTAGTGTGGTGTATTGCCAACTGGCCCAGTCTGTGTGGCTGATGCTTTGATCAAACAGATCTTTTGCCCAGTTGCCTGTGCCCATTGGTGTGCTGATAAACAATGCATGTCCTGCTTGGTCACTCAGTGTGGGTCGCAACACTTCGTACCATGCTTTGCTGTCAATCATGGCAAACTCATCCATCACAATGAAGTCCAAGCCCACACCACGCAATGAGTCTGGATTGTCTGCACCACGCAGGCTGATGCTGCTGCCGTTGATCAGTTTGATTGTGAGATCACTTTCGTTGATCCTGTCAACCCAACGCAGATCCATCAGTCTGTGTTTGAGTTTGTCCCAAACAATTTGCTTGGCTTGTCTGTAGGTGGGAGCCACATAGAAGCAACGGCGATTGGGTTCACGTGCAAATTTTGCCAGTTCTCTGATGGCCAAGTGTGTTTTGCCCCAGCGTCTGCCACATATTGCAACTCTGAAGCGTTTCTCACTGTGTGCAATTGTTTTTTGTGCGGCACTCAACGGCATTATTCGTCAGCCCATGGCAGGGCAACCAACTCACTGCTGCTGAGAGGATTGTCGCTTTGATTGAGAATGTTCTTGCCCAACCATATCAACATAGTGGCGTTGCCTGTCATGGCCACTTCTATTTGTTTTCTGCGTAGGCTTTGACTTAGCGTTGATCTGCCTTTTGTCAACTGCACTACAAAGTTATAACGCAGAGTGTTGCTGTCAATGCCAAACCAGTCTGCTATTTCGTGATCTTTCATGCCAATTGCTGCCAATTTGAATACATCTGCACTCAGAATGGGTGTTTTGTCGCGACCAACCACTCGTCCTTCACCTTCCACAGTGATGGTTGTGTCTTGTTTTGGTTGAGGACCTGGCTTGTTGTTTACATGTTCTTGTACTGCTAATCTGAGATCTTGATTAGGAGTGTTTAGGTCTAGATCTTTAAGCGGATCTTTTTTGTCGCTTGCCTCGTTTTTCATAGGTAGTGAGTTCCTTTACCAACCTTAAATGGCTGTAGGAATATTTACCTATTTAAATGTGCTTCCAGCTTTTCCTTGCTTTGATGCAGCGAATGTTCTGAACATGTACGTTGTAGTCTAATGCAATCAATTTGATTCGTCTGCTATCAGCTCTGATTGCAATCACTTGTGCTTCTGTCAATTTGGCGCCGCTTTGCTTACTACCAAATACTTGACGTCCTTTGGCAACCTTATCTGCTACGTTGTCAGCATGAGTTCCAGTAAACAAATGTGCTGGATTCACACATGACGGATTATCACAACGATGGCAAACGCACAATTCTGTTATATCCAGTCCACCTAGATATTTTGCACTCCAGCGGTGAGCAAGAATATTTCCGTTGTGAAAAAAGCGACCATACCCAGTCTTGTTCTTGCCAGCAGTCCATAGCCAGCATCCATTGGCACCTGCAGTATCTACTTTGGCCAGGAATTGTTCAAGGTGTGGTGTCTTCATCTTCAGTGTCCTCGTCCGCATCTACCAACACAGCATCAGGTGTTTCTTCTGAGTCAGACTGATCAAGTGTGTCAAAGA